ATGGCTGTTGCAAAGGAACTTACGGACCTGAAACTCCAGATTCGTGTAGCAGATGGCACTACATCTGCAGGAGCAGCAAAAATCAAAAGCCTGAGCTATTCCAATATCAAACTGGATGCTACTGACCAGGAGCTGATGGATGCAGGTAAGGCGATTGTGGGTATGACCAATTACCCGCTGGCTGGAATCCGCTGCGTACTGACTAATGATATGAGTGATAACGGTTAAGGAGGTGATCCGAAAGGGCTGTGAAGAAATGGTTATCCATTCTTCACAGCTCCTTTTTCTATGATTTTTTTGATGCGAATCTGCTCTTCGCCCAGGCGTCATCTCGAGCGGGGGTACGCGCCGGTATGGTTACAAATGTATTCCTTGTCTGTTATGGCTCAGAGTCGAGAGATCTCCGGCCACCATGGGCTTGCCACATTTTGGAGTGAGATTTCTCCACTCCGCGCCGACCGTCGAAATGACGGGAGGTGGAGTGATATCGGTGCTATTCATGCATTTCTTCACAGCTCCTTTTCGATTTTATAGGAGCAAAGAGCTTGGAGGGAACCTAAATTTTAAATGGTGCCATTTAGATAAAACATTTCCAGATTTGCTGATGTCCGATAGAGATTTCAAGGCAGTTCTGTTTTTTAATAAGGTAATTTTTGTTATTCCATTTTATGATATCCGTATTTGTATCAATCTGTGAGTTAGTAGGTAAATGGATAGAGATTTATTTCAAATATATTTCATATCATTAACCAGCTTAAAGTATAAATTAATAGTCGACTTTCAATGAGGTAATGGTATTTATTTATACGAAAAATATATTTGATAAACTCAATTTTATTATTGCATAACATTTATGTATCTGATAAAATAATTATGATGTTTCGTGCCCTGGGCACTGGAAATGCCGGTTATTGCCGTTTCCGGCTCAGCTGCCATGAGAAGGGGATACGATTGAATACATCTGTCTCTTTACAATTCAAATGCCGCATGTAAGATCGCTGTTGTTAAACAGAAAAGATTTTTACATGCCTGGCTCTTGTTATAGACCTATAAAGACCGGGCTTGTGCCCGGTCTTTTTCTTGCAATTTTTTGTCTTTATTTTGGATTGGACTCATTCCAATTATGGAACCTGAGTACTTTCCTGTTATATATCAGTCAGAAAAGGAGTTGGTCTATGAGGTACTTTAATGATTTCTACAAAAATTTGACAATAGCATCTAATGGCAGAAATGTAAAGAGACAACGGCAAAAACAAGTTCTGCTTCTCCTTCTTTTAATATCTTCCTGTGGGATTTTCCTGCGGGAGTTAAGGAAGGGGGATAGGTAGTCATATCATCTGACACAATGACTGGGGAGTGATTGGATCCGGCTGCTGTCCTATGCCGCTGGATTCCAGTTTCTGCCTGCTGCATGTTACCTTTCATATTCTATTTATTTCTCAATGATTCCTGTATTACAACAGAAAGGTGAGTATTCCGCAGTAGGTGTACCGCCTGTCCGCCAAGGTGTACCGTTTGTCCGCCGAGGTGTACCGCTTGCCATTTTTAGGTAACTTCTTGAACTATTGGTGTACATGCCAGCTGAAATACTCCTAAATTCTTTTAATAAATATA